ATCACCACTAGCTGTAGATCGTAGACCTGTAAGATCAATCAAGATACTTGTCCTGATAATACCACCTTCTCTAATTACAGAGCTTCTGTAAATAGTACCTGTACCACCTGTGATACCTGTACCTGCTTCGGTAGCCATTGTGTTTGCATCTAGAGATGTAAAACCAGCAGATGATATAGACATCTGTGTGGTTTCTGTTCCCGTTCCTGATGCAGAGGCTATTGATGTAAAGCCTCCTTTTGACCTAACTGGTCCTGAAAATGTTGAATTGCCCATATTAATCTCCTTGTCTTGGCAAATGTCAGCTTACGCTGTCAAGGTATGTGGATGAGGGGCAGCCATGAACTACTGCCCCCCATGTTAGCTAGTTAAGCGGCTCCTGTTGAACCATAGATTCCAAGTGGATCAGATACACCGAAAGAGTATCTCTCTCTCGCTTTGTATCTTACGTTTCCAGTATTGAAATCACCGTCCATGCCAGTAGCCATAGGAGTTCTAACGAAATGCTTCATTCCGTTTGGAACGTCTGTGATTATAAAGAAAGCATCGCTATCTGTTAGGTAATGATTAACTCTAAAGCCCTCTGGGATAGACCCATTGGTCTTGATAGCGTTTAGATCATTATCAGAAGTACCCACTCTCAAATCTGTTTGTAACAATCTAGTTGCTGTAAACATCAATGCAGGTGGAACGATCAACTTCCTTGGCTTCGCTGCAATCAATAGACCTCTCTCATCTACGAAAGCCGCAATGTCAATCACTGCTTGCTCAAGAGATGTTTCGTTAAGGTCTGCCGCTGTTGATGGTTGGTTTCTGTTGTTACCACCTGCCACTGTACCGTGGGAGGCACTAAATAGAAACGCTCCGTCACCAGAGGTGAATGTATCAAAACCAGTGTTAAGAAGTGACGCTGCTTTTGTTTGTTTTGTGTAAGCCATCGCTCTAGCAAGAGCCTTTGTATAACGTGCAGATAAGCTGTCATACAAATTGTCTTCCATAGCTTCCTCTGTAATAGAGAAACCCATAGCCACTGTCTCGTGGTTAAAACGAGCAGTGAAAGACTCTTGTGCTGAGTCGTAGGAGATGGATGCACCTTCCTGCTTAACAGGAGCTGCACCGAACCCTGAGAGCTTTACTTCCTCCTCAAAACTTCTATCAGAGTTTTCGGTTTCGTAAATCTCAGCGTGTTCATTCTCATAGCCGTCATACTCCAATCCAAACAGTGCGTTTAGACCTGGTAGTAACTCTTTTAAGAGATTTGCTCTACTCATAACTGCCATGATTAGCCTCCTCCTGGTGC